TAGGGCCATGTTTAGCGTAGCTGTGGCAAAGTCCCACGGAGCCATACGAAGCAGGCTATCCCGGGTATTTTCAAAGGTAAGGTTAGCCTGTATCGCTTCGTTGGTACCATTCGCCAAGAGTTCCGCATCGGTCACGGTGGTTCGCGAGCCAAAGGCTTGCAAGGCAAGGTTCACGATGTCGGTTTTGGTGGTCATGCGGGTTCCTTATAGAGCTTTGCGCGCACGATGCAGTCTTTAGCCTCAAGAAGCTTTCTAAGTCCAGCAGTTCGCTCGGCATTGGCAGGGAGGTTGGCACAAATTTGCTGTGCCAACTCTCCAAACGGTTTGCTGATCTCTTGCAAGTGAGGAGGTAGGTGAGCGTATTCAAAGAATTGCAGCATCCTATCCATCAATGCCTCCCCTGGGTTCCACAACAGCCATGGTTGGTTCCATGGAGGCCGGGCGATTTCGGGTCGCCAATGTTGGATGGGCCCTTAGGTGGAGAGTAAGGAATCGGCTTTGGCTCGCAGTGGCCACCATTAGTGGCCCGAGGAGCCTGGCCGACGTAGGAGTCGGAGCCGTACTCGTCAAGGATGTCCTTAGGCATCGGCTTCCTCCTCAGCAGGTTCCTCTTCGACTTCTTCGACAGGCTCGGCAACCATAGCTTCAAGTTCAGCCACAGCCGCGTCGTGGATTCTTTTAAGCTTTGGGAAGCCTAAGGTCTTCTCAGCAACCATCAATAAGGTCGCCACATGATTAAAGTCCATTTCTTCGCTCATTTGAGATATCTCCATGTTATGCCAAGCTTGATAGATTTAATAGCACCACGAGTAACACCAAATACATCGCCAATCTGGGTTTGAGTATATTGACCTGTATCTAGCATTCTGCGTATTTCATAAACATCAGCTTCGGTTAGAACGGCTTGGCCATTACGTTCACCTTTATTTTCTCCAAAGGAATCTCGTCCTTTAGTTCTCATATCATCCACATTATCCTGATGTGTTCCTAGAAATAAGTGTTCTGGGTTAACACACCATGGATTATCGCATTCATGTAGAACAAGTAATCCCTTAGGGACTGTTTTTACATGAAGCTCATATGATACAATATGGGCGCGACATTGTTTTTGCCCATCCCATATTGCACCATAACCTTTACTTTGCCAGCCGCCTGTATACATCCAACATCCATTATCAAGCTTTTTGATGCGGCTAAGCAATTTTTCCTTAATTACACTCACTTATGGTTGCCTTGTGATCCGCAGTGATGAACGGTGGTGGCTACTGGCTTCGGAGCAGAGAAGCCTCGGCCAGCCTCTAATGGCGTTGGATTACTAATCACAGCCACGCCAAGCTGTGCAGCGCCACCTGGATGGATGGCATGGGGAATGGGCTCTTGCTTTCGCCCTGAGTCGGTAGAATGTCCTGATCCTTGTTTCATTTCTTTGCATCCTTAGTTAGTAGCCGGGTATGGTCCCAACGGTTAAGTGGATCATCTGCCATTTCACGTCGAACTTTCTCGAAGGTACCTCCGTCTTTATGGAGAGTGTCGAGAAGTTGGCGATAGCGATCATCACAACGTTCCATCTCTCGAAGGACGTGTTGTGGTGGAGGATGACCATTCTCATGGTAGAGATTGACGATGTCATGAACATCGTGCATGTACATAATGAACCTCCGCATCTTCTCTGGGATTTCGCTCTCAGCTTCTCGAAGAGCGAAGACAGCAGAAGAGGTTAACTCTCGAATGGTCTTGAGTTCGCGAGCTATGCGTTCAAGAAGGTCTCGGTCGGAAGGCTCGGCCATTACTTACCTTTCTTGGGCTTGATCGTACCCTTGCCTGTATCGGCTCGATTGAATTCCTTAGCGACCTTGGTAGGGATGCCAACCTTCTTAGCGAAGGTTGGGTTATGCGCTGCGGCCGCCATTGTACGAGCTTGCTTTGCGGATTTAGAGGGCATTTGGCTTCTCCTTATTTAACGTCATTCATCATTGCAGCATAACAGAAGGTGGATGTTCGGCATTCGTAGTTTAAGATATCCACGGCGGCTGGGGTAGTAGTGAGAATTGGAGCAATGCCACCTGCAAACTTAAACTTTGAATCCCAAACGGTGGTTCGACTACCAGTACCATCTTGGATGAAAGTGATTGACCCTGCCTTTCCTACTACGACATTGGAGACCGTCATCGTGGTGATGTTGCCAGTTAGAGTTACAACCGCATCACGGAAGGTGGACATATTGAAAGTAGTTGTGGTGCCATAGGTGACAGTCACTTCTGGCGGCCAGATTACGCTTGGAGTGACGATTTTATTATTGGCTGTACCAGCATACATATCTGGCACAGTCGCTAGAGCATATTCACCAAGGATACCAGCGTTGTTGTAGAGAATATTGGTAGTTGCCCCGCCAGAGATAGTAGTGACGCCTACGGTGATGCCTGAGCCAGCATTGTCATCTGGAAGGACCTTGATGATGTAATCAATGGTAAGGGATGGCTGAATAGTGGCGAAGGCGGAAGATGTACCTCCTTGAGCATTGCCAAAGAATGATGCTGTTACTGGTAATGTATCTGGGGTTATACTAGCCCCAGAATTTGCAAATATCTGTGTGCCAGGTGCGCCTATAATATCAAATTGAGACTGATTTATAGCTGCTGAGGCACCACCAATTGTACCAGATGGCGTGTATGGAGGAAGGTTTGCCGTAACTAACGCCTTAAACTGATTACCACCCGAAGCATTAGTCGCATCAGGATTTGAGCCATAGAATGAAGTCGTTAATCGGCCAGCAGCCGAGCTAGACATATTATCCCGACCAGCCAAGGCTCGACCTTGAAGATCGGGAAGGTTGAAGGTAGTTGAGCCATTTCCATTACCCCAAGGGAAGATTACTGCTGAAGTGCTAGTTGAGGCGAAGGCATTGCCACTAAGAATAAGAGAACCTGCCCCCTTAGCGATCACCGTCTTACCGGCAGTAAAGCAAGCAGCAGCTTCTATTGGAGCACCGATTGGAACTCGATCACTAGTGGCTATAGTGACAGCAATATTTGGCGAACCGTTAGTGCAAGTGATGGTAGGGTTGAAGGTAATTGTGGTAAATAGATCGGAGTAGGTTGTTCGGCTGATTGCCTGCCCATAAGCCAGCATCCAAGAGGTTGGTACTGTAGCTCCAGCCCAAGGTTGGATAGAGGCAACAAGGGCCGAACCACCTGGGGCTACCCAGGTACCATCAGCACGAAGGAACTTGGTGATGCCACCGCCGGAGAGAGGAACTGCGCCATTAAGAAGTGAAGTGAAGACGTTGATACGAGCGGTGACTTGGGTATCAGTCAGACCACCAAAGGCTCCAGCGTTGTTGTATTGGATTTGAAGATTAAGGCCGCCAGGGGTTCCTCCACCGCCTCCACCATGGCTTTGCACAAAGCGAGTATTGGCACAGGCGTTAGAGATATCGCCATTGGGTCGATCGGCGCAGGTAGTGTTCTGGGCTTCGGACGGACCGAGGGCGAGAGTAGAGAGAAGGCCAAGGGTTAGGAGAAGTTTCTTAAACATTGGATTCCATCACCGTTAGCGGATTGTTTGCACCTGATCCAGTCACGGCTAAGGCCTGCCAGCCACCTTGGCATTCGCCAGAGATCACTAAGGCACCGCCATTGCCGTAGATGCGGAAGGAACCACCAAGGGCAGCATTGGAAGGAACTAGAGGATTGTTAGATGGATTAGTTGGGGCTGTACCGATTACGTTCTGGGTATTAACTGGCGCGATGAAGATATCAGTCGCTCCAGGATTGTGGAAGGTGATCGAAACCCGACTTGGGTTAGGCTGGGCCACTACTATAGGTGCGGCCTCAGCGATGTTATTATAACCATAAATCTTGCCCCCAGAGGCCGAGGAAAAGACAAGCGATGCACCTACGCCTCCGAGGATTGTCATTGGTTAGGTCCTACGTTCGATAGGCGAGGAAGGCTTGGAGGTAACAAGCTGGGCCTTTAGGTCCTCGACAAGGGCCTTGAGTTCATTGTATTGTTCGATTGAGACCGAAGTATTAGCTGCCGGCTTCGACTGGCCCATAGCTTCCATTAATTTCGCCATGAAGGCCGATTCGCCATCGGACATGATGGAAGGGAGGGATTCG